AAAGGCGGCAAGGCTGAGAAGCATGAAGATGCGGCTCAAGATCGTGCAATGATCAAGAAGGCTTTGGCTGGCAAGAAGTTCGCTTCTGGTGGCGAGATTGATTCCTTTGAGACCAAGACAACTGTCGAGGGCAATGAAGGTAAATACAAAACCACGCTGGTTCACGGCACTCCCAAGGGCCGCACTAGCGGTGCGACTGGTGACGTGAAGAACGGCAATGCTGGTGGCTTCAAAAAAGGCGGCAAAGCCAAGAAGTTTGCTACTGGCGGCGTCGCTTTGAGCAATGCTGGTGGTTTCAAGAAGGGCGGCTACGCAACTGGCGGCAATATCCCCGAAGAGGAGTCATATGGTTCATATGACAAGACTTTGGTGCATCAAGCCAACAAACGCAACCCATCCGTAGGTACAGGCGGTGTAAAAGACAGCAATGCTGGCGGTTACAAATCTGGGGGTAAAGCCTCAAAAAAAGCCTTTGCTACGGGGGGAGAAGTTAAGAGCGGTGCCCCCGTAGCGATGCCTCAAGGCCGCAAGCCTGTGCCCTCTCCAGTGGCTATTAGCCGCTTGGCTGGCACATACAAGTCTGGTGGACGCGCAACCCCTGCGGAAGCACGCTTGTTGAAAAACAGCGCCGCAGAGAACGCGACTGCCATGCGTCAAGCCAAAAAGGACAGCAACCTGAAATATGGTTCGTCAAAGCGTATGGCTGGAGGTGGTCAAGTTACCGACTATGAGCGGAAACAACTTGAGGACTTGTCAAAAGGTGCTTACGATAAAACAGGTAAGTACAACCGTGAACTCGAGGACGCATTGAATCCTTTGAGTATGGCAAAAGAACTGTATGGCAAAGCGAAGGATTTCCTGATGCCAAAAGGTTCCGATAGTGTGACCAAGACTAGAGAGTCTGTAACGGTTGCGCCAGCCAAGAAGCGCGGCGGTCGTTGTTGAAAACGAGTGGGGGCTTCGGCCCCCGCTTCTAATTGGGGAATAAAAAATGGGAACTTACTCTTCTGCAACGCGACAAGGCGCGTATGAGCCGTTTGACTTGCAAGTGTCACGCAATCAGGTGGATGGTCACAGCGGTTCTTATCGCTTTGGCTGGGCAAACAGCATTGGCACTACGCCACAAACAATTACGACAGCAGTGACTGCTGGGTCGGCTTACGTCTACCCTGCCGCCGCTACTGCAATGAAGGTATCAAGCGCGTCTGCAAACGACACAGCCGCTGGTACAGGCGCACGCACGATCCTCGTGGCTGGCTTGGATGCCAACTACGCACAGATCTCTGAAATTGTGACGTTGAACGGTCAGACTCAGGTTACGACCACCAACAGTTACTTGCGCATCACTTACACCGAACTGTTGACCACTGGTTCTGGCAACGGTCAGGCTGGCATTATCTATATCGGTACTGGTTCCGCTACAGCGGGCGTTCCTGCCACGATCTACTGGCAGTCTGAGGTTACCTACAACAACTGGTCTTTCGCTGGTTTTACGGTTCCTGCTGGGTACACCGCATACATCTCGAGTTACACCATCACATCTCAGTCGACTACTGCGAACATCAACGTGTCGCTGGCTTTGGTTGTGTACGAGTTTGGCAACACCTACAGTGAATTCCAGTCGACTGCTCGTTTGAGTTCGAACGGTAACTTTGACCGCCACTTCGACCGCCCTCTTGTCATCAGCGAGAAGAGCGACATCGAATTGCGTGCATGGGCGACAACCGCTGGTGCTGTGAACGTGACTGGCGAGATTCAAATCACGCTCATCAAAAACCCTGACTGATCATGCCAAGCAAATCCCCTTCTCAGCATCGCCTCATGGAGGCTGTAGCACACAACCCCGGCTTTGCTAAGAAGGTGGGCATTCCGCAGTCTGTAGGCAAAGATTTTGCCGCCGCAGACAAAGGTAAAAAATTCAAAGAAGGCGGGCCAAGCCTTGCAGTGGGTCGCGGTGAGAAGTTGTCCGTTGAAAAAGGTGCTGGATTAACAGCCAAAGGTAGGGCAAAATACAACCGTGAAACTGGGAGTCATTTAAAGGCTCCACAGCCACAAGGTGGCGCTCGAAAAGATTCATTTTGCGCACGCATGAGCGGCGTTGTAGAACATTCAAAAGGGGACGCGCCACGCGCTAAAGCATCGCTCAAGCGTTGGGACTGCCCCGGCTGGTAAAGGAGAGGTATGGCTTACTCAGGAACCGTCGGAACGACCGTTATCAACGTACAAACGCTGATAGATCACGGTGCCCGTCGTTGCGGTAAGTTGGCCGAGGAGTTGACTTCCGAGCAGTTGCTGTCTGCCCGCCAATCCCTTTTCTTCCTTCTCTCGCATCTTGCCAACATTGGCATCAACTATTGGGCCATCGACAAGAAGGTTTTTGGCCTGAATGCTGACCAGTACATCTATTCCATGCCATTGGGCTGTATTGACGTTTTGAACGTGCTGTATCGCCAAATGAATCGCCCCACGGGCGCATACTCAACGTCCGCAGGCGGCGTGGTGGCAAACCTGTACGACAATGACGTCCAGACGTATTGCCAACAAACTTCTTCAAACGGCAATTTTTCGATCAATTACGGCATCACAAACCCCATTTACATCGGCTCCATCGGCTTTTTGCCATATGTTGCTGGCGGTGGGTCGGCTACTTGGTCTGTGATCCTCGAATACTCCACTGACGGGGCGACTTGGAACACATTGGATGATTTGGGAACCATTGTGGTTTCCGACAATGAGTGGGTGTGGACTGATATTGATCCCGGCCAATCGGTTGCGTTCTATCGCATCCGCGCTTACAACAACACGACGCTGGCTTTGCGTGAGTTGTACTTTGGGAACAACAGCCGCGAGATTCAGATGGCTCGTTTGAACCGCGACGATTACACAAATCTGCCGAACAAAAACTTTACGGCCAATCAGCCTTATCAGTTCTGGTTTGATCGCACGATTCCGCAGGCAACCATGTATTTGTGGCCTACGCCGAGCGATCCGTTCATTCAGATGACCGTGTGGTATCAGCGCCAGATCATGGATGTGGGTGCGCTGACAAACGAATTGGAAGTGCCACAGCGTTGGTATGAGGCCGTGGTATTCATGCTGGCTCACCGTATGAGCCTCGAGTTGCCGCAGGTGGCTATGGATCGAGTGAACTACCTCGAGAAGATGGCCGACCGCTATTACTCCGAAGCCGAGGCAGAAGAGCGCGATAAGTCGCCGATCTACCTTGCCCCCAACATCAGCGTATACACAAGATAATGCCAGTCTTCCTTGACACAATGGGCCTGACATCTGTCGCCATCGCAGTTTGCGATAGGTGCAAGATGAAGGTTCCGTTCGTCACGCTGGTAGCAGATTCAAATTTTCCGGGCCTGCGCGTGTGCGCAGAACGTGGGTGCAAAGATCAACTTGATCCGTATCGATTGCCCGCCCGCAAAACCGAGCGTATTAACTTGCGATTCCCTCGCCCAGACGTTTCATTGAACGCTGGCGACAACTACTTGATGACAGGTAGTCAGTCTATGGATGGCTCGAGCCAATTCCTGATTTCGACTGAGCAAAATACGCAGACTCCAACTGGTACTGGGAACAAGGACACCATTGCGCCCAATCCACCTGATAACACGAGCACATAATGTCAGCACAAGTAGCCATTACACAACTACCCGCCGCTGGTGCTATCACAGGCACTGAGGCCGTTCCTATCGTTCAAAACGGGGTCACTGTGCAGACCACGACGGGTGCGATTTCCGCATCTCCGTCGCAGACTCAAAGTTTTCTGACGGTTTATCAAGAGCCGACTCTGCCCAATAGCCGCTATGTTGGCGCAACAAATGGCCTGACAATTTCCGATGCTGGCGCTCAAGGACTCTTCAATATCAGCACCACAGGCGCTTTGTTGTCTCTGGTGTCCTCTGGTACTGGATTCCAAGTAAAAACGTCTGCAACGGCCATTGCGGCCCGTTCTATCGCTGTTTCTGGCGCTGGCTTATCCATTTCCAACGGCGATGGCATTTTGGACAACCCAACGGTCAGCCTGACTGGTCAAGTTTTGAACTTGGCAAACTACAGCGGCAACGGTCTTTTGACCATCACGACTGGCGGAACAATCTCGAGCACATCGGTTCAAGGCACTACAAACCAAATTTCTGTCACCAATGGCAACGGAGTGTCTGGCTATCCGACCATTGGAATTGCCAGTAACCCAATTTTGCCCGGCTTGGCTGGTGTTGGCTTGCCTGCTGGTAGCACAGCAGATCGCGGCGTTTCTGCTGTTAACGGCACACTGCGATACAACAGCGATTACGGCATTTTGGAAGCCTATTTAAACAGCGTGTGGACAACTTTGGCCTCTGGCTCTGGCGTGACATCGATTGCGACTGGAACGGGTCTTACAGGTGGCCCTATCACGTCCACAGGCACTATTTCGCTTGCCAACACAACTGTGACGGCTGGCAGTTACACCGCCGCGAACATCACGGTCAATGCTCAAGGCCAAATTACTGCCGCAAGTAGCAACTCTTCTTTGGTGAGTTCTTTCAGCGCAGGATCGACTGGATTGACCCCTGCGACGGCAACGACTGGCGCAATCACCCTTGCTGGCACATTAGTCCCTGCAAACGGCGGTACAGGCGCTACTTCGCTGACAGGTTATGTGTACGGCAACGGCACAAGCACCATGACTGCCAGCACGACGATCCCGACTACTGCATTGAGCGGTACGGTGACAAATGCTCAATTGGCAAACAGTTCGATCACGCTGGGAACGACCAATATTGCCCTTGGCGGTACGTCTTTGGCCCCTGTTGGATTGACTTCGGTAACCGTAACGCAAAATCCAACGACTGGTCTGCAATTGGCAACCAAGGCGTATGTGGATAATCAATTGGCGGCTGGCATCGACATTCACACTGCTTGCGTGGATGACTCTGACGCTAACCTGTCTGCAACCTATGCCAACGGCGGTACGACTCCAACTTGGACAACAATCACCACCAACAATACGCTGGCGACCGCATCGGCTCACGGGTTGGCTGTCAATGATGTGATTGTCTTTGGTAGCACCACAAACGGCATTACCGCTGGCACAGCCTACTTTGTTGAGTCTGTCCCAACAAGTACCACGATCACGCTGTCGTTGACCTATGAAGGCGCACAGATCACTTCGTTGACCAACGGCACTGGCTTGACCATCACATCTCGTGCAAACGCTGGTGTGGGCGCGACATTGACCTCTACAGCAAACGGCCCTCTGGTTCTTGAGTCATATACAGCCGCATTGAATGACCGCATCTTGATCTTGGGCCAATCGAGCGCATTCCAAAACGGTTGCTACTATGTATCTCAGGTTGGCGTTGCCTCGGTATCGCCGTGGATTTTGACTCGCGCAACAGATGCCAACAAGTACATCCCGAACAGTGCTTTGGGTCTTGATCAGGGTTCTTATTTCCTCATCACTGGCGGCTCTGACTCTGGTGAAGCCTACGTCTGCAACACGACTGGAACGATTGTTTTTGGCACGACCAACATCACTTTTGGTCAGTTCAGCCAAGTGCAAAACTACACTGCTGGAACTGGATTGAGCCTGTCTGGCTCGAACGTATTCAGTATCAGCAACACCGCAGTGACAGCCGCCGCTTATGGTTCTGCTTCGTCTGTGGCAACTTTCACGGTAAACGCCCAAGGCCAATTGACTTTGGCGGCAAGCACAAGCATTGCAATTGCCGCATCTCAGGTCACTTCGGGAGCGCTGGCTGTTGCTCAGGGCGGAACAAACCTCGCCTCATATGCAACTGGCGATATGTTGTACGCAACTGGCGCAACAACACTTTCAAAATTGACCATCGGAACAGCAAACTATGTGATGACTTCAACAGGTACTGCACCGCAGTATGTTGCTCAGTCAACATTGTCTGTTGGATCGGCGGCAAATATAGGCATTACAGCCAATTCGACCAATGCAACAAATTACCTGACTTTCGTCAGCACGACTACAGGAAATTTGCCGCAATTGGTAAACTCATCAATAACTTGTAACCCATCGACTGGCGCTCTTACAGGTGGAATTTCTGGAGGAACCTTCTAATGTCGGCAACAAATTACACCCCGATTCAGTTGTACTACAGTACAACTGCATCAGCAGTTCCAGTCAATACCAATTTGGCAAACGGCGAACTTGCAATCAACATCACTGACGGCAAGTTGTATTACAAAGACAACGGCGGAACAGTTCGTTTGTTGGCATCAAATGCCACCTCTGCGCCTGTGACGACGTTTTCTGGTGGCACGACTGGTTTGCTCCCAAACACTGCGACCTCTGGCGCAATCAGTTTGTCTGGAACGCTTGGCACTGCCAACGGCGGCACAAACTTAACCTCTTTCACTTCTGGTGGCGCGGTATACGCAACATCGACGAGTGTGCTGACCACTGGAACTTTGCCCAATACGGCAGGCGGTACAGGCCAATCAAGTGCATTTAACCTGAATGGCATTACCTATGCATCTTCGACGACGGTACTTACCACGTTGACCAACGGAACAACTGGTCAATATCTTCAAGCAAATACTGGAAGTGCGCCAACGTGGGTAACTCCAGCGTATGCCACCACTGGTAAAGCCATTGCAATGGCGATGATTTTTGGATTCTAAGGAGCGATAAACATGGCAAACCCAAACATTG